GATCACCTCACTCATTGAGGCTGGCAACGGCACTCTCACGGGCGATGCTGGTTGGCAGTTCCTGGTCCTCAACGTCGCTTCTTTCCCAGCTAACGTTGATCTCCAGCAGGTCAAGGAGATTGCTCTGCACTCTACAGCTGGATCCACTGGACTCTCAGTTCCTGGTGAGACAGTCCAGGGCGGCGCAAACATCCTAAACGTTCGTCGTTTGAATCAGCTTGGAACATACTCGGCCGGCGTCTTCACGCCAAATCCGCTTCTTCCATCTGGTTCAGCTAACGCCGCTGTTTTGACAGTCGTCAAGGGTGCTTACACACCTCCAGTTGCTGCAGCTAGTGCAACATTCCTCACTGCTTCTTACGCAATTGCCGACTCTCTCAACGTTGACGGAACTGACGCCTCCACTCTTACGATTCCTTCGTTTGAGTCAGACTTCAGCACAACTCCATCAGTTGTTATCCCAGAGATCGACATCAAGATCGAGAGCATTCCTGTTACCGCAACGACTCGCAAGCTCCGCGCTCGCTGGTCACCGGAGCTCGCTCAGGACCTGAATGCTTACCACAGCATGGATGCTGAGGTTGAGCTCACTCAGATCCTCTCCGAGCAGATCGCTCTCGAGATCGATCGTGAGATCCTCAACGACCTCCTCACCGAGGCCAAGGGCGCTAACTACTACTGGTCGCGTGCTCCTGGACGTTTCGTCAACAAGACCAACGGTACAGAGATCTCTCGTGGTACCTCTCTCCAGCCCGGTCCGGCCTTCACCGGTACCGTGCGTGAGTGGTACGAGACTCTCATCGAGACCATCATCGACGTTGCAAACGAGATCCACCGCAAGACTCTCCGTGGTTCGGCTAACTTCATCGTGGTTTCACCCGATGTTGCAACCGTCCTCGAGGCCTCGGTGCTCTACAAGCCCAACTACTCGATCGATGGCCAGGGTCAGGTCGGCGGCTCGATGTCCATCGGCGCCTCCCCCATCGGCACCCTGTCCAACCGCTTCACCGTCTACAAGGATCCCTACTTCCCCAGGAACAAGGTCCTCGTCGGCTACAAGGGCGGTTCCTACCTCGAGACCGGATACGTCTACGCTCCGTACGTCCCGCTCATCGTCACCCCGACGATCTTCGCCCCAGAGGACTTCACTCCTCGTAAGGGCGTTATGACTCGTTACGGCAAGAAGATGGTTCGCGCCGACTTCTACGGAACGGTCACCTGTCTCGACATGAACATCATCTGATGTTCTAGCCGATGAGGCGCAAGGCGGCCACCCTTCGGGGTGGCCGTTCTTGTTTTAAAAACTTGCTTGACCGTAGAGATAATTAAAAAGCAAGAGAGTCAATAATGGGCGGAAACTATCGTTGCGAAATTGATGGGAAGAAGGTATCAGGAAGATCACTAAAGGTATCCAGGCCTAGCGCCCGATCAGGATTCACTCAAGACGTAAAAATGATGCTTAGTGGTCTTAATGATATGTTTACCGCAGAGAATGGAGTTCCACTGTGGCCTGATCTTGAAGGAAACATTAATGACCTCTTGATCTTTGGCGGATCAACAGAACACGTCTTTGATCCGAACATAAGCGAGGAAGAATTCAACAAATATAAAGACTCATTTAGTGATATTGACATCTACATACCGCAGGCAGGATCTCGCGGATTTCTGCTCATGAATATGATCGATAAAAATGCAGGTAGAATAATTGGTAACTCCAAATTCAAGATCGTTTGCACAAAGATCCAGAATGAGGACAATGCCAACACTAGAGGAACAAATTCTTTATTTCAGTATCTTGATGGAAAGGGCGAGCCCCTTGTCCAGTTTGACTTTATGCCGCAGCCAATTCCTGTCGGAGATGAAGATGAGAAGGTATCTTCTTCACTGAAGCGCTGGGTAAAGATGAGTCACTCGTCGAATTGGCGCGATGTACAGTCTAGGGTCAAGGGAGTGTTTCACAAATATCTGTTACAATCTCTAGTCTCAGTCTCTTCTCGCCTTCCCGGTGTGATAGCGACTCCAAAGTCTCCCGTATATCCTCCTGAAAAGGTGAAGCCTGCAAAGAGATACGAGCCAGACCTTCACATGCGCTCCTTCTCTGTTGAAAAAGCGCTTGGAACTGCAAGATTGACTCGTCAAAAGTACGTTGATCCTGCAAGTGGTCAAGAAGTTGAGGCAGAATATCAAGGTCAGCCACTGTACAAGCTGACAGATCCCAAGGAGAAGAAATATACAACAGACGTCGAAGAAATCTTTAAATCAGCCTTTGGATTTGAGCCAGAAGGAGATGATCTTGAGAAGATGAGATCATTTATTGGATTACTTGAGATCATGAGAGAGAAACTCTTGCCTACACCAGAAGGAAGAAAGATCTGCGAAAGTGTCATACGTCTTTTTATTTTTAAGCTGTTTGGTGACGCAGGTCAAGAAATTAGCACGTACAGCAGAGCAAATGATCAAAAGCCAAAAGATGCTGCCATCAACGCAATTCGTGCAAGCGGTTTTGATGAACTTCTAAATCAAGCCATGCCTGATCTTGATTCTCTAATTGAAAAATATTATGAAAGATTTGCAAAAAAGATGGAGGCGAGAGGATCTCTTGTCAAAGATGACGAAGAAGAGCTTGCTCCGATTGAGCTCGAGGAGAGCGTGCGGCGTTTTGTGAGGTTTGTTGTAAATGCTTGATATCTCAATTCCAAAAGTTGTCAAAGTTATTACTTCAGCAGCTGCCGCTGCGGAGTTTTGCAATCAATATGTCAGGATTGTTGAAAAACTTGACGGAACAAAGCTCACTTTCATTAGAAATAGTGAACCCTTCGATGAGAGCAATTATCTAAGCAACTGGATCGTTGCATATAAGGAAGGCGTAGTTTTTCCTGAAGAATTTACAGGTCTTGTCGGGAAGGGGAGAGATGAAGAGATCAGATCAAAATCTGCTGGTAGAAGCCAGTATGCATTTGTTCACGAACACCTGAAACGTGTGCACAGAAATACCTCAGATTTTCCGACAGACTATGAGTTCTTCATTGAATTCATCCAGAGAAAACCTACAATCTCAAGGAGCTATGAGAAGACAGGAGGACTATTCTTGACCGGATTTGGTCCGACAGTCTTCTCCTTGAGGGGTGCAAGGATTACTTCACTAGCTGAATTTGAAAATGATTATGAAAAATTTGAATACTTTCGGCAAGCTCTCGATTTGGAGTCATATCCGGTGCTTTTTGAAGGACGACTAGATTCAGTTGATAACCTCGTGGAAGGATCTTCAGACTCCAGCATTGCAATAAAATTTGAAGATATGAGGCAGAAGCTTGATTCTTTGATTCAAGTAGGAAACTGGAAAGAGGTATTGAATCTAATCGTAGGAGTCTTCTCAGATTTCACCTCTGCCCTAGGAGGTGATGCTGAGGGAGTTGTTATCTCGCCTCTTCCAGATCCTAATACTGGCGATTCCACGAAATACACGGGTAAGCTTTTTAAGACTTCTCGTGCTGACCAGCACGATCAGGAGATGAGAAAGATTAAAAAGCAGCAAGAGTACGGAGAAGGAACAAAAGAACAAGAGTCTGCGTATTATGAGAATCTTTCTAGATTTATTAGATCTAAAATTGATGAAGACGATCTTGATGATGAATCTCTTTCATCAATGCTGGCCAAAATATCAGAAATAGTATATGAAATGTCCAGAGAAGATTTTGCAAATGTAGGAGTTGAAAACTCAAGAAAAGAACTAATTGTCATACAAGATGATGCGATCGCGGCTGCTAGGAATATTGCCGGGAAAAGATCTTCTGCAGGAGTTAGCGGAAAAGGAGAATCTGTTAGCATCGGAGTTGTACCAATGGCAGTCAAGCCCTTGCACAAAGGACACTGGGCCATCATTGAGCAAGCTGCAAGAGACAATGACAAGGTCTTCCTAATTGTCTCAGCAAAATCCAGAGAGAGTGGGGGCGTTGAGATTTCTGGATCTGATATGATAAAGATCTGGAAGAGATATCTTGAGCCAATTCTGCCTCAAAACGTTGATATAAGCTATAGCGGAGAGCCGGTCGGAGATACCAGGGGAGCAATTCGTGCATACGCAAACGATCCTGAAGTCTCCTTCAGGCTTTATGCAGGCGAAGACGATAAAGCAAGATTTGATCCTGCTTCACTTGAAAAATACTACCCGATTCAATATGCTTCAGGTAGAATAGAACCGGTCTTTGTAAAAAATGTTGAGCTACCTGGTGGTGGCAGAATAAGTGGCACATATATGAGAGAGCTCCTCGCGAACGGCGACGAAGGCAATTTTAAGTCTCTCTTACCTGACAATCTTGATGATCAATCAAAAGATTCAATTTGGAAAACACTGTACAGGCCACAAATGATATCAGAATCTTCTATCAGGTATTTTATAAGAGAGAGCTTAAGATTTGTCTGATCTAGATAATTAATCTTAAGCCCAATCCGCGTGAACACCTGATACCGACGGGGGATTGGAAGCATTCGGAGCATAGGAGGTTCACATGCCAAAAGTAACTTATGATGCATCAAGGGGTCTAGTGCAAGAGTCGGGAACAGGAATTCAGTTCAATGAGCTACCCTTTAGCCCGGTTCAGGCAATCACAACAACACTTTCATCTGTTACGACAGCCGGTGCCTACACAGTCAGCGCATCAGCTGGAGTTCTAACAACTTATCTTCCAAATCCATCAGCTATTCCTGCCGGAATGGTTGTGGTTAGAAGCGCCTCGCCCTCAGCTCACATTCTAACGGGATCTTCTGGTGTTGTCGGAGTGAATATCTTCGCAGGTGCAGTTGGAGGCCCTGTCGCAGAAGGCCAGAAGTTGACCTTCCCTGCCACAACAGGCGCATCAGTTGCCCTAATAAGTGACGGACGCGCTTATCTTATTGCTGCAACTTCTGGCTCATTTACGATTGGAGCCTAGTAGCACATGGGCGTAAGACAACCAACTGATGCTGAGATTGAGAATTATAAGAAGGCTCTTGAGAAAGAAGAGAGAAGAAATCTTGAAAAGATTCAGAAATCACAGCCAGCTGAAGTAGCAGCTCCCGTTGATGTGAAAGAAGATCCCGTCTCTGACGTGGACACGAAGCCTCACATCGAGACCGAGCCGGAAAAAGTGCCAATGACTTTTAAGCCTAAGAAAAAGATGTACTAGTTTTAAAAGTCTCAAATGAATCAGGCCCGGAATTTCCGGGCCTGATTTACTACATACTTATAGATAGTACAGGAGACTTAGTCACATGTCATCCTTTAGCACAACACTAAGCCCTACTCCTTTTGGAATATTTGATTCTGATGTCGCCTTCCAAGGAGACGCAGATAACATGGTCGTTTTTGTCAAAAGAAAGCTAGGCGACGACATACTATCTGTTGAACTCACCAAGAAAATGGTCTGGGGGAATTTTGAAGAAGCCACACTTGAATACGGAAACATATTAAATCAATATCAGGCAAAATCTCAGCTTCTTACATACCTTGGCTTTAATACTGGATCTGGGGATGAAGCAACAAATAGGCTACCACGAGAAAGCCTAGAATACTTGGGAAGATTTGCAGAGCCCTATGCTACAGAAGCAGGATTAGGAGGATCTTACAACCAATATTCTGGGTCCATAACTCTAAGACAAGGACAACAAGATTACGATCTATACTCTGACCTTGTAGGTGCAGACGGCATATCTCTTTTTAGTGGGAGTAATAATTCATCTCCTCAAACAAAGATGAGAATAATGGAAGTCTTCCATTTCAGCCCACAAGCAGCATATAGATTTTTTGATACTACTTCCGCCATCAATTATCTGAATAATGCTTTCTCTTTTGAATCATTTACACCAGAGACAATTTTTTATGTGCTTCCTGTGTTTGAAGACGTTCTGAGAGCTGGCATGCTTGATATTTCAAATCGAGTAAGAAGATCAAACTATTCGTACAAGGTGACAGGAACGAAGCTCAGAATATTCCCTACTCCGTCTTTAAACGAAGTTCCTAATAAGCTCTGGGTAAGGGTTAGATATTTTTCTAATCCTTTGAATCCTGCTTACAATGATCAGACGACTCAAGGTGTATCGAATATTTCAAATATTCCATTTGGAAATGTAAATTACACAAGAGTCAATAGCATGGGAAGACAGTGGATTAGGCAGTACACGCTTGCTCTGAGCATGGAACAATTAGGACTGATAAGAAACAAATTTGGAACTCTCCCAATTCCAGGTGGAAACGTTACACTTAACGGATCAGATCTCATAGCAAAGGGAAGGGAGGACAAAACAAATCTCACGACGAAGCTAAGAGAAATGCTTGAGACGCTAACATACGACAAGCTGATTGAGTCGGCAGCTGCAAGAGCTGAAAATCTTACAAAGCAGCTTTCTAAGGTGCCCGTTCCAAATGGCAAAGCGATATTCATGGGATGATGTAAAAAATGGCTAGACTTTTTGTAACACCTAGAGAAATTAATTTTATAAATGACATAACCAAAGAGCTTATCAAGGATGTCATTGGACAAAAGATATACTACTTTTCAATAAATGAAATAAAAACAAGAGTGCATGAAGTCTACGAGGAAGCACCAGATAAAATTTTTGAGACACCAATAGAGCTAGAATGCCTTGTGAAGTATTCACCCCAGCAGATTTCAACTAATAAGTTCGGCTCAGAAGAATACTACACAGTTGAATGCTACATCCAGGTAAGAGATCTTATTGACAAGCAGATAGACTTTATGGAAGGAGACTTTTTCTCATACGGAGAAGTCTTTTTTGAAATAGTTCAGGCACCTAGATCAGATACAATCTTTGGTCAAATTGAACACAAGAGCTACATCACTATTACAGGTAAGCAGTCGAGAAAGGGACAATTTCTATCAAAGGTGTTTGGTCCAACGTCAGAGTGGTACACAGACAAGGATGCAGTTCAAGATACTTTCGTTCAACAGCGTGGGTTCGAAAATAACCGACAAGGTCCGACTGGTGACATACGTGCACTCCAGAAGAACGGAGTTCTCGATGCACCAATTACAGGACCCGCTGAAGTCTCACAGAAGGGCGATCCCGATCAGGTTGGATCCTCGTTTTATGATGAGTCATAACAATGCCACCTAAAGAACAGCTAAAAAAGGGATATGAGGGATTTAATGTTCCAGAAAACTTCTCATTTCCCTCTTGCGGAATTGAAGATGTTGATCGAGCGCTTTTTGATCTTTTTGATAAAAACCTAGCCTTTGAAGTCCACGTCAATGAACAGACCATTAAAGTCCCAGTTGTTTTTGCTGCAGGAGAAAGATTCGCGCTTACACGTCGTCAAAAACCCATCAGAGACAAAAACAATGCACTGATTCTACCGCTCATAGCAATAAAAAGATCCAGTGTGGGTTTCAAGACTGAGTCCGATGCTGGCGGAGTACCAATATCTTTTAGACAAAATACAGATTACGTCGTAAAGAAGCGTCTTTCACAGTCAGATAGAGATTATCAAAATATCGTAAATAAATTTTCTCTAAAAAATCAAGACAATGTTGCATCTAGAAAAAACTTTCTAGACAATAGTGCATCGCCTGGGTACGGTGCAATTCCAGGAACAATTGCATCGAGAAGAAACGGACCTGGAATCGCTTTTGGAACTGGACGTTTAAATTTTGCGCTAGACAACAGCATCTCAAACAACATATTTGAAGTCATTACAATTCCTTATCCGATTTTTGTTCAGCTTAATTACGAGATCACATTCTGGACTCAGTACATGTCACAGATGAATCAGATTCTTGAAACCATGCTCATTAAGACTAGTGGGCAGGGGAGAGAGTTTCAAATTGTTTCAAACAAGGGTTTCACTTTTACTGCGTTTCTAATGGGGACGTTAACCTCTGGAGATAACTTCGAAAACTTCACGGCTACAGAAAGAATTATACGATACACGTTCTCTGTCCGAGTTCCAGCTTACATTCTAGCACCACGGCATCCTGGCCTTGGCAATCCAGCAAGAGTGTTCCAGACTGCTCCTGACGTTGTATTTGACACATATGAGATTAGGCAGCAAGTTACTGAGCCTGTTCACGTTGAAACTGCTGAAACTCGAGTTAATAAATTTTCTCTTAGTGATGTAGAGGCGCTCGATGACACGGGTCGCCCAATCACAGATAGGAACAAAGAAACAATGGAAACTGTAATAAGTGATCCCAGTCCCAAGTATCAATCACTTGTAAAAAGGTCTCCGAGAAGCGGAGAGAAAATTTCTGCAGGTAGAATAATTAAGGACATAGAGACTACCAAGAACTAGTCACTTCATGGCTAAGTGTGATATGTATTTGATAAGAAAGCACTTGGAGTGAAAATGGCAGAAGTAACTTATCGGTCTCCTGGTTTTTTTGAGGCCGAAATAGATCAGAGTGGGCCAACTCCTGGAGTTGTTGGAACTCCCGTGGGTTTGATTGGTACATCACCGATGGGGCCGGCATTTGTTCCAACAACTGTAACGTCACTCAGCGAGTTCACTTCCATATTCGGAGATGATGAGCTAAATAGATCTCCAGCATATTACGCAGCTCAAGAGTATTTCAAGAACGGAGAAGCTCTAACTTTCGTAAGAGTCCTCGGAGCAGGAGGAAATTCATCCTCTGGCGATATATTGACAACACAAACAAAGGGAACAACTGTAGGAGCAGGATTTGTAATTTCTGGATCACAGGCATTATCCCCTGCTATCGATAGAAGAGGAAAAGGATTTGTACAGTTCATAGTGGGAAAACACACGGTACAGTCTGGTAACATCCTTTCATCGTATCCGATTTTAACCCAGAATAGCTCATTTCCAGGTGTGTCTGGGGGCAGCACAGTCAATCTAGTCAGAGGCATGCTTCTGCTGGCCTCTGGCACGCGCGCACAAATTTTGAGCAACAACCAAGCCTATTCGATCTCGAATGTAAGCGATGATTTGGCTACTCCTGGATCTACTGGTGATTTCAAGATAGTAATCTCAAGTTCTTCTCCGTCTTTTGGAAGCACGGATGGATATACAGGAATAAAAATTTATACTGCCTCCCTTGATCCAGAGAGCAGTAACTACATTTCTAAGGTCTTGAATACATCTCCGACGCTCTTCCAGAAGAACGAGCATCTTCTTTACGCAGACTATCCCATTGAAACAACAATTGCATCTCATGAAATTGCTGCAAACACAGTTGCAATTGTTAGCGGGTCGAGCAACTTTTCATCTACAGGCGATGCAAATCTTCCATTTTCTAGAGGGTTTGGAAAATTTGATGTAAGATTTCAGCCAGCCAAGACGACTTCTTTTATAAGTCAGCCTTTCGTTGACAAGGAATACGACTTGTTCCACTTTGAAACGATAGGCGCTGGGTCTGATACAAGCACAAAGTTCAAGATCTCAATTTCCAATCTTAAGCGCTCAGATGATCCTACAAACCCCTACGGTACGTTCACAGTTCTAGTTAGAGATTTTTACGATACAGACCTCAATGTCATAATTCTAGAGCAATTTCCTCTGTGTGATTTGAACCCGGCGAGTAGCAGATATGTTGCAAAGGTTATAGGAGATAAAAAGAGATACTTCAACTTTGATGCTGTCTCTGAAAGTGAGAGAAGATTTATTTCTTCTGGAAAGTATCCAAACAATTCAAAGTACGTAAGAGTCGTAATGAATCCGGGAGTTGAATCTGGAAATGTTCCATCTACTGCTCTTCCGTTTGGATTCTCTGGGCTTCCTGTTATAAAGACGACCGATACTCTCACAATATCGGGAGATACAAGAAGATTTGGAATCACAGCAGTTGCCACTGGCTTGACTGCATCAGTTGTTCCTCCGGTTCCAATGCGATTTAAAGTCACGGTTGGCCAGACACAAGCATCACCAGCTTTCTTGGGTCAAGAAGGGACGCAAGAAAGAGTAAATGGTCAGCTTTATTGGGGCATCAAGACAGAAAAAGTCACAGACAATCTTGATCCAAATTCAGGAACCACTAGGAGCAGCTACTTTGACAATGTTGTAAAATTCTCAGGTGTTCAAAATCTGGATATGCTTGTTACTGGGTCTGGTGCAAATACATTTGGTTCAAATAAGTTCACGCTTGCCAAGGTCGCGTTCCTCAACGGGTCAGTCTCTGATTTGACCGGAACAGTAAATCAGCACATGATTAACGCGTTTTATGGAAGAAGCTCAGTTCCTAGCGCACCAAATTATACGATTACTTTTTCCGGTGAATCGCCTCGTATCACTTTTGCAACGCTGGCTACTCAGACCTCGCCCTACCAGTTCAATAGATTTAGTGATTTCACAAAATTTACGAATGTGATGTATGGTGGCTGGGATGGTACAAACATTCTTGATGTTGACATGGACACGCTCAACGATCGTGCGTCTTCTACAGAGACAGGTGGAAAAGCCATATCTTCCCTCGATATTGGATTAAGCGTCAGTTCAACATCGAACGTCTTCGGAACTTCAACGACAAATTCTATAGTCAACTCGTACAGGGGAGCAATCAACATATTGACAGATCCTCTAGCTTCACGTGCAAACATTATTACAGTTCCTGGCATTAGAGATTCAAGCATTACAAATTATGCAATGCTTAGAACACGCCAGTATGCGCGTGGGTTCTATCTGATGGACATCCCAGCGTACGATGACTCAGGAACAAGGATATTTGAAGCAACTGACATGCCAGATGTCTCACGTACAATTCAGACATTCTCTGGAAGAGGCTTGGATAACCGATATGCTGCAACTTATTTCCCAGACGTAAATCTCCTAGATAGTCAATCTGGAAGAAGGGTAAGAGTTCCAGCGTCAGTTGTTGCGCTTGGAGCCATTGCTCAAAATGACAAACTTGCTTTCCCGTGGTATGCACCTGCAGGATTCAATAGGGCATCACTTTCAGATGTTACTGGTCTTGCAACACGCCTTACTAGCAACGACAGAGACAGTCTCTATGACGCTCGAATAAACCCGATTACTTCATTCCCGGGCGCAGGATTTGTTATCTTTGGGCAAAAGACGCTCCAGATAGCAAGATCGGCACTTGATAGAGTTAACGTCATGAGAATGCTTATTGAGCTCGCAAGGCGCGTCTCTATTGTCGGTTTGCAGTACGTCTTTGAGCAAAATACGGCATCAGTCAGGGCTAGATTCTCAAATCAGCTAACATCAGAGCTCACGCTAGTTCAGAGTCAAAGCGGAATTGATGCATTCAAGGTCATTATGGATGATACAAACAATACGCCATCTGACATAGAGCAAAACAAGCTTAACGGTAGAATACTGCTTGTTCCAACGCGAGCTGTAGAGTACATTGCAATTGATTTCATAATCACAAACGCAGGCGTTGAGTTCGTTTGAGAATACTTACGTCTAGGAGCAAATTAAATGGGTAGCGCCACTGTAACAATCAGCATTATCGATAGTTCGCAGCCCGTTAGGGCAGTAGCGACTGGAACGCCTGCGGGAATAATCGGAACAGCAGAAACAGGTCCCGCCTTTGTTCCTGTGACTTTTACAACATACGGTGAGTGGAAAACTTTATTCGGAACAAGCGGAGATAGATTTGGACCTGTTGCAGTCAGCCAATGGCTCACAAACGCAACCCAAGCAACTTATCTCAGAGTGCTAGGAATTGGAGATGGAAACAAAAGAAACGCTTCAACAGGGCAAGTCACCAATGCTGGGTTTATAGTAGGAAATCAGCAAGTTCAAGCGAGCGGACTCGTTGCATCAAATCCATATGCAAATTCCGGAGGGCCTCTAGGTCGGACTCACTTCTTGGGCGCTTTCATGTCCGAGTCTGCTGGCTCTACAATCTTTAGCGAGGCAGGATTTCAGACTGATTCATCAGCATATCCAATAATCAGAGGTGTCGTAATGACACCTTCTGGTGTCTCTCTTAGCCTGTCTGGAAATTATAACGCAAGCAACACGCCTGGCACTCTCTCGAGTTCACCAAATGGCGGAATCACGGGATCAATGTCAATTACGGGGTCCATGTTTGTGATGCTGCTGAATGGACACATTAATACATCAGACTATCCAAATGTGATTACAGCCTCTTTTGAGGTCGGTGATAATCACATCTCAAACAAGCTAAATACAGATCCTACCCTAATCGAGAGAGCTGGTCACTATCTTTACACGTACTACGACATTCCAACCTCTCTTGCTGCTCACACGGGAACTGGAGTCTTTACAAATCCAACAACACAGGGATCGACAGAACTGCATGATCTTGTTTTCATAACGACAAGTTCAATTGCGAGAAACACAGCTGACACTACTGTGCCAAACTTTGAGAACTTCAGCGAGAGGTATACTGTCCCGCACACGCCAAGCGTAATTTCTCAGGACTTCGGCGGGATTAGATACCCAGTGTTTAAGTTTTATGCACTATCAGATGGATCAAATGCAAATGTTAAATTTAGAATACTAATTGAAAATATAGTTCCATCTTCTGATCCGACCTATCTGTTTGGAAAGTTTGATGTTGCTGTTTACGATTATGAATCAGAGACAGTCTTGCAAAGATTCAACGGTGTCAATCTCGATCCAACATCAACGAACTACATCGCAAGAGTGATTGGTGATCAATACGTTTACTTTGATTTTGATCGGGCTTCATCTTCTCAGAAGATAGCAATCGCCGGAGATTACCCAGTTACAAACAACTACATACGTGTAGAGATGTCAGATGATCAAGTTCAAGGAAACGTTCCAAGCAATGCACTTCCGTTTGGATACAAAGGCTATGGATATCTGAACACATCGGGCAGCATTTTGGCTACAAATGCCGATGCAGGAACAATGATTGCTGGCCATCTGACAGATATAAGAAAGGCATCTATCCCGCCTGTTCCAATGAGAAAAAACATCTCGGTTGGCGGAGTTGCAACATCAGATCTTGCTTGGGGAACTCAGCTTCA